ACTATGAAAACAACGATGACCATCCAACTGCGGACCTTTGATGTCCGCATCAAGGACCACCGCACCGGAGAACAGCGCAAGGACCTAATCGTCCTGACCAAGGCCCAGCTGCAAGCGGCCCAGATGGTAGGGCAGTCCAGTAAGGAGCTGATTGAGCGCCTGTACAACCGGCGGGGCTATGGCGTGCAGGATATCGGGAGCGCCGAAAAGCGGGAAGTTTGCCTGAACTTGGAGGAGCTGGCGAGGCAGTACGCGGAGCACCAGGACGCCAAGGCCAAGTGGGAATATCTGTATGGGGGTGGTGTTGATTGATCCAAGTAAACAGCCTCCCCGCCAAACTGCGGGAAACTGGCCTGTTTTGCTGCTGGCGGTATGAAGAGCGGGACGGCAAACAGACAAAGGTTCCGTATAACCCCCGCACAGGCGGCAGGGCCCAGAGCACCAACCCAGCTACTTTCTCCCCGCTGGCTGTGGCCCTGGCCGCTCTGGAGCGGGGCGGCTACAACGGAATCGGTGTGGGCATTTTCGGCAACCTGGGCGCTATCGACATCGACCACTGCGTCAGCGACACCGGGGAAATCTCGGAAATGGCCCTGGACATCGTACAGACCATGAACTCTTATACCGAGTATTCCCCCAGCGGGAAGGGGCTGCGTATCCTGTTCACTGTTCCGGCAGGGTTTCAGTATGACAAAGCCCGCTATTACATCAACCGTCAAAAAATCGGATTGGAGGTATACATAGCTGGATGCACGAACAAATTTGTAACTTTGACCGGGAATGTCCTAGCGAAGTAATAACCGGTCTGCTGGAGAAATATATGGTCCGGCCGCGGGCAAAAACGCCCACACCGCCCCCCATTCCAGCCCCGACCGCTCCCGGTCCGCTGGAATGGGATTCAGAAATCAACGACGGCGGATTGATGGACCTGGATGACTTGACGCTGATCGAGCGGGCCAAGCGAGCCAAAAATGGGATGCAGTTCGCCGCTCTGTGGTCCGGGGACATTACCGGCTACAAGTCAGCATCCGAGGCAGACATAGCCCTATGCAATATGCTGGCTTTCTGGACCAACAAGGACCCCGCCTGGGTAGACCGCCTTTTCCGTCAGTCCGGCCTTATGCGGGAGAAGTGGGACAGGCCCCAGAGCGGCAGCACCTATGGAGCTATCACAATCCAGAACGCCGTCAGTACCATGACCGGCCCAGGATATGACCCGGTAGCGTGCCGACAGCAATCAGCGGCGCAAGACTTCGGGCCGAACAGAGAGACCCCTAGCATGGATGAGCTGCTTGCTCTGTTCAAGCCCCTGGAGGACTTCCCGGAGGAGGAAGCAAAATGGCTGGTGCCAGGATGGATACCGGAGGGTCAGATATCCGTCATTGCGGCAGACGGCGGTATCGGCAAGACAACTCTGTGGTGCCATATCATTGCAGCATTGAGCAACGGCGCTACCTGTATCCTGGACCCGCCAGGCCACACCCGGGAGGCTATGCGGATCACGTTCTTGACGACCGAGGACAGTGTAAGGAAGAAACTGCGCAAAAAGCTGCGGCTGGCCGGGGCCAACATGAGGAACATCATCACCCCGGATTTTGTTGGAGATCGTTCTGGCCTGTTGCGCAACCTGAAATTTGGAACCCCAGAAATGGACAAGGTGCTTCGTTATCTTCACCCCGTCTTGTGCGTATTCGACCCGGTACAGGGCTTCACACCACCAAAGGTGAACATGGGAAGCCGCAACGAAATGCGCGATTGCTTGGCCCCGCTGATCTCCATCGGGGAGGACATCAACACCACGGCGCTGATCGTCTGCCACACCAATAAGCGACCAAAGGCCAGCGGGCGGGACCGCATCGCGGACAGCGCCGATCTGTGGGACATTGCCCGGTCTGTCCTCATGGCAGGCTTCACAGAGGAACAGGGGGTGCGCTACCTATCTAACGAGAAAAACAACTATGGCCCCTTGCAAGAGACCATCTTGTTTACCATCGACGCAGACGGTCTGATTCACAAGGTGGGTACTAGCTGGAAGCGGGATCGCGAATATGTCATGGGAGCTGAACAAGCAAAGTCTGCCCCTGTTCGAGAAGATTGTATGGCTTTCATTGTGAAGACGTTGAATGAGGCCGGAGGCACTATGCCAACTGCTGAATTGGATAAAAAGGCTGAGCTAGCCGGATACAGTTTCAGCGCCATCAAAAGGGCGAAATCCAGCTTGAAAGCTGAGGAGAAAATACGGAGCTATCCCACTGGAGGCAATTCAAACAGAATATGGAACCTCCAAATTCTGACCTCTCCAGAAGAGGACTTTGAGGAACTTCCAGTTGAAACGCCCACACCTTGGGATGGGCAGACAGGTCAACTTGATCTAAATGGTCAAGTATAGGATTTTCCTTAGAGCCGCAACGGTTTCCGTACTTGACCACCTGGTATAGTACGGAATAAAAATAGCAAGTACAGCTCGTGTATTTGACCACCTGGTATAATACGCAATCCATTGTGGCACAACGGTTTTCGCGTACTATACCACTTCAAAACAATCTGACGGACAACGAAAGGAGAACAACACAATGGAACAACTGATATGCCCCCTAGATGAGGCCCCCTGTGAGCGTGACTGTCCAGATCGTTACATCGACCAGCCAGAGGGTGGCTGCATCCTGACCACGGCCCAGGAGCTAGGCGCACAAATTATAAGCCTAGGTGACGGATTGGCCGGAATACTCTATGTACCCAGGGAAAGGAGAAACACACATGAGTAAGCACAAACACTTCCACGACTGCCGGACGGCAAAGTATATGCTCCAGCATGGATGCAGGGAGCGCATCGGCCCGTTTCAGGGCTGGCCCGCAAAACCGAAAAAGACCGCTCCCAGTGCGGCGAACACCGAGAGCGGCAAAGAGACCAAGCAGGACAACTAACCCAAACAAGGTCCGCCCCCATTGTACCAGGGGCGGGGAAAGGAAGTCAAGTATGAATTCTACCTATAAAGTCCATGAGCCCCAGTTGGAAGAAATAGATAAAGTTTTGGATGTCTTGCAGCTGGCCTGGCGCATCACAAACGAAGATGCCAATTGTTCGGTTTCTCCCGGCGTGATTGCTTCGGCAATCTGGGTGGCCCATCAAAGCATCAGCGAAATTATAGATGCTATTCGGGAGCAAGGCGCCAAGGGAACCCCGGCGTGAAGTGGAAGTGTACCTATTCGACGGAGGAAGATCGGGACGTAGCCGCTGATCTGGCACTCCTCCTCCAACGATATCCTGACGCAAAGGTCCGGCGAGACAACTCTAAGGCCCCCAAAATGGCCCTATATGTGACAACTAGAAATCGAAAAAACCCTTGCAGCACAAGGGAAAAGCCTTGACCAACACCCCCCTCTATGGTATAATTAACGTGAAAATAGGCACGGGATGAGTACCACCCTTCGGGGGAATGTCTGTGGCGACAGGCGCGGGAAAACGGTTTGATGATCGTTTCCCGTGCCTGTTTTTCATCTCCTGGATAGACACAGCCCACCCAGAGCGGATTAGGGGTTACCCGGTCGGCTTGGATGGGCGGCATCCGTTACTTGGCGGGCGCCACCCATCTTGTCCAGGTCCCTTACCCCAAGCCCGGTCAATAGTCCGGGGGGTGCCGGGGGTGTTCCCGGAAGGTTAGGGGTCTGGAACTGGGTGCGCTCTGTCTGTCCAGGGGATAGAATCAGCCCAAACTCAAGGGCGTAAAACTGGAGGTACATCATGAGCGAGATCATCAACCAGAACGGCCAGCAGTCCACAACTCCCACCCCGGAGGCCAGCGGGGGACAGGGCGGCGAGAGGACGTTCACCCAGGAAGAAGTAAACCGGATCGTCGCCGACCGGCTGGCCCGCGAAAGAGCAAAGGCGGAACCGTCCCCGGCAGACGAACGCGAACAGGCATTGAAGGCCCGCGAGGCCAAGCTGGACTGTCGGGAGTACCTGGACGCCCAGGGCTACCCCGCCGCCCTGCTGGACGTGCTGGACAGCTCCGACACGGACAAATTCAAGGCCAGCGTGGAGAAGCTGGTGAAAGCGTTCCCGGCTATCACTGGCACGATCAGGCGCGAGGGGTGGAAGCCGGGCGAGAGCACCCACAAGGTCGGCTCCGGCTCTGATCCTATCGCGGCAGCTTTCAGGCCTAAGTAACAGGCTTGTCAATCTTTTGTCACCCCATAAGGGGCGTGGATTGAAATAAGCCTAAATGAAAATTTAGGAGTGATTTTTAACTATGCCTATCAATCTTGTCACCAAATTCCAGCCCTATACCGACGAACAGTTTTCCACAGAGAGCAAAAAGGCCCTTGTCACAAACCAGGACCTTGACTGGACCGGGGCACACACCATCAAGGTCTACAAGGTTACCACATCCCAGATGAACGACTATGGCCGCAGCGGACCCGCCCAGGGCAACTGGAGCCGCTACGGCGCGGTGGCCGCTCTGGACGCCACCACCGAGGAGTTCACGCTGAAGAAGGACCGCTCGTTCACCTTTGCCATTGACAAGCTGGATACCGACGAAACCGCCGCCCAGCTTGCCGCTGCCACCGCCCTGGCCCGGCAGAACCGGGAAGTGGTGATCCCTGAGGTGGACGCCTATACCTACGGCGTGATATGCGCCAACGCTGGGAACAAGCCCGCCGCCAAGGCCCTGACGGCCTCCAACCTGTACCCGGAGATCCTTGCCGCTTCCCAGGCGCTGGACGATGCAGAAGTACCCGAGACGGGCCGGGTGCTGGTGGTGACGCCTGCCATCTATGTGCTGATGAAGAAGTGCAAGGACATCATCATGGAAACTGACATCGGCAACGACCTGCGCTTGAAGGGCGTGATCGGGATTCTGGACGGCATGAGCGTGCAGAAGATCCCCGCCAACCGGCTGCCCGCCGGGTTCGGCTTTATGGCGGTCCATCCCTGCGCCACCGTGGCCCCGGTCAAGCTGGAGGATTACACCATCCACGAAAACCCGCCCGGGATCAGCGGCAGTCTGGTAGAGGGCCGCATCTGCTATGACGCCTTTGTGCTGGACAACAAGGCCAAGGCGATCTACTACCAGTCCCAACCTGTTACCACTCCCCCCAGCGGAGAGGACAGCGAGTAAACCATGTCCAGCAAGAAACGGTTGAAAATGTCCACACCTGGAGAAGTCCGGCGGACAATCAACCGTATATCCAATATGCTGCTCAATGGGGAAATAGACCCTAAGACGGCCAACGCAATCCTTTATGGCTGCAATATCTGCCTTGGGGCTATCCGTACCGACGAGCAGCAGACGAAACTAGACGAACTGGAAAAGCTGGTGGAGGAAAACAGAAAGAGATGAACGCATTTCTAAAGCGTGTGGAGCGCGTCAAGGCGGCCCTGGTGGGCCGCCAGCTCTCCAATGTGACACTAGTCTATGCGGACGCTTCCCGCAATACCGTGGGCATCCTGGCGGCCGTGGACGAGATTTGTAGGCGGGAGGATGTGGTTGATGTTCTGGCCCAGGATGAAACCACGTCCTCCCTGCTTCGGGGCATGCTCGACCCCTGGGACTTCTCTGATTTGGAGGAACTGGCAGAACAGCAATAACCACCCGTATGATTTTGGAGGTTGTAGCCTATGGACTGGAAGCAGGAAGCCATTGACAAGCTGCGTGGTTATGAGGCCAATAAAAAAGCTCTGGACAACATTCCTTTGGAGTTGGAGCGCCTGGAGACCGCTTACACTGGCATACGGTCCGCTAAGCTGGATGGAATCCCCACGGCTAAAGGCTGTGGTAACCGGAGGGAGGACGCTCTGCTGTCTAACATCGTCCACCGGGAGGAGCTGGCCCGGCGGCTGGAGGAATCACGGCTGTGGATCAAGATCGTTGACGGCGCGCTATCCGTCCTTGACGAGGAGGATCAGCTGATGCTGATCCTGTGCTTTATCCGCAAAGCAAAGGGCGCTATTGATGATTTATGCTATCGGCTGAATGTCGAAAAGAGTGCCGTCTACCGCCGCCGGGATCAGGCTTTGCGCCGGTTCACTCTAGCCCTGTACGGGCCGCTTCCGGGGTTGTGAAATGGTCGTGGAATCCGTTTTCCTGACCCTTTCTTTTTCCCTTGTTTTTTCCCTTTAGCGGTCCGTGTGCTGTTCTGCGCCATTCCAACGATTTCTGCAAAGTTGTTGTGCCGCAACGATTTTATTAACTTTCGTTCTGCGGTATTTCAACAGATACGGTATATGTGGAAAATTCAAATCCCGCCACTCGGACCAAACAGGAAAGCCTTGAGCCACAACAGGTTCAAGGCTTTTTCTGTGTCTTTTTTACATGATTTTCCCTTTCGTTTTCCCTTTATAGATTAGAGATTCCCTTTATGTACTGCTCCATTCTGTCAGCGCTTGCCTGTCTCATGGCCTCGGTGATGTGACCATATACGTCCAGGGTAAAGGATGCCGTAGCGTGGCCCAGATTTCCCTGCACCGTCTTGATATCGTCCCCCGCGCGGATAGAAGCAACTGCGAAGCTATGACGCAAATCATGCAGGCGGGCTTCTGGCAGACCGATGGACGCCATGACCCGCTTATAGTTGTGATAGACTGTGCTGGGGGACAGGTGCTCCCCGATTTCATTACAGAATACAAAGCCGGTATCATTCCAAAGCGGACCGATTTTCAACTGAGCTTCCGCCTGCTGGGCCTTATGGCGTTTCAGGAGCTTCACCACGAAGGGGGCGACGGAGATCGTTCGGCGTTTGCTGTTCTTTGTGGGGACAAGGTTGAACGCTCCCGGCTGGCCGGGGACCTTCTGGAGTTGCTTGCTGATGGTGATCGTCCCGCGCTCCAGGTCTACGCAGTCCCAGGTAAGGCCGCAGGCTTCCCCACGGCGCAGGCCAGTAAAGAGCATGGTCAAGTATACTGTCTCGAAGCGGTGTCCCTGGACGGCCTGGAGAAAGACAGCTGTAGATGCCTCATCCAACGGTTTGATCTCTTTCTTCTCTATCATTGGCAGCTCACAGGCATCAGCAGGATTGAACCGGATATACCCCACCTTGACCGCCTGCTGGAGGGCCTTGTGGAGAACGCCGTGGATGTTTTTCACCGTCTTTGGGGCGTGATCCGCGCTCAGGGTATTGTAGAGCTTTTGGATCGTGGGAGTATCCAGCGCCTCCAGCCTGATGGCGCCCATAGCGGGTTTCAGGTGGTTCTTGATGTGTTGGGAATAGTTCTGCACCGTCAGCGGCTTCACACTCCCCAGGTAATCAGCTGCCCACACATCCAGCCATTGCCCGACGGTGAGCTTGGACGGGGCGGTATATGTCCCCTGGTTCACCTCCACGGCTGCGGCCTGCATCTTCTCCCGGACTTCCTTCTGGGTCTTGCCGGAGAAGGACCGCTGCACCTGTTTTCCGGTGCCAGGATCCCGGCCTGTGGTCACCCTGGCCTCCCAGTAGGTATACTCTTTCCCATTGCGGGTGACGGTCTTTTTCCGGATGGTCCCGCCGCCCTTTGCTGACTTTTTCGCCATGATGTGCTCCTTTCTGATTTGACACCACGGCGCTTTTCGGATATAATAATAGGCGCACTGGTGCCATGATTG